GTAACCCCTGATTCAGCGCGTCGATAGCATTCATCGCATCATCATTCAGGGAGAAATCCGTGATTTCACTGTTTTCGATGATCCGCGATTCATGAACAGACTTAGGAATGACCGCGATGTTATGCTGAACATGCCAGCGAAGAATGATCTGGGCGGGTGTTTTGTTGTAATGCTTCGCAATGTCATTGATCACTTCATCAAAAAAGATGTTACGCCCTTTTGCATTAATGCCATAAACATCAACGGCACCCAATGGCGACCATGCTTGCGTGATAATGCTGTTTCGGTCGTGATAATCGCGAAGGTCTTTGTGCTGAAAATAAGGGTGAAGCTCAACCTGATTCACAGCGGGAACAACGGAACCGGCTTCAATCAGACGTTCGATCATTTCAGGTTCAAAGTTGCTCACGCCAATGGACCCAATACGACCTTGATTATAGAGAGCAACAAGGGCATTCCATGCATCAAGGGTCACTTCCCAGTGCATCGGCATTGGCCAATGAAGAAGATACAGGTCGACATAATCCAGACCGAGTTTTTTCAGTGACGCATCGTAAGCTTTAAAGGCTTCATCAAATCCAAAATCAGTAAGCCATAATTTAGTGGTGATAAACAATTCTTCGCGTTTCACACCGGATTCTTTGATCGCCTGACCCACCTCGCGTTCATTTTCATAGATCGCAGCGGTATCAATGAGCCTGTAACCCTGCGAAATCGCTTGCTTTACGGCTGAAACGGTTTCATTTCGAGGTGACTGATAGACACCCAGCCCAAAAAGCGGCATCTTTTTTCCATTATTTAATGTGACTTTATAATCAATTGAGTTCATTGAACGTGACCTTTAATGAGTTATATCAGACGTTGCCAGTGATGACTGACCACGTCAGAATATAACGGCTGAAAGAAGATGAATGAACAATCGGAGCGAAGAAGTAAGTTACTGTAATTATTAAATAAAAACCCGCAATCGCGGGTTCATTTTATTGGCGGTTGATTAACAAATCGGGTTTTGCGCCTGTTGAGTAATTTACCTGTGGAAGAACGTATTTAATCCGAACCACAATGTTTTTCTTCGGATGGTGTGGAGGATATTTCCACTTTTGAACATCGTGAATCGCGTTCAGTGCAAAGAATCCCGTGGGTTGTTCACTGATCATATGAACATCTGAAGTCGACCCGTCTTCCTCAACGGAATACATGATCGTGGTCGTGCCGCCCACATGAAGATTCCAGGCGCGAGGCGGATAATGTAATGTTCCGGGTTTGGCATGGGTTGCGCATCCGGCAAGGGTTAACGCACAAAGTAACAAAGCGGGTTTAAGCATGAGATTTCCTTTTGAAAACAAAAGAATAATGATACCTCAGGGTTCTGAATCACAAAGTGTGTGAAATCTCAGAATTTTTCATGGTTCTCTCACGCCAGTAACCGCCATAAGGCGTTCTGTTGCTGGGACGGCCATATAAATGATGAAGTAACATGTTCCCTTCCAGCAAAACGCCTGCATGGTTCCACTTCTTACTTTGAATTTGCATGATAACGAGATCCCCCATTCTGGGTTTTCCCGTAAATTCCCTGAAACCACAATCAAACCAGTTATCGCGATACAAATCTTCATGATGGCCATCTTCCCACCACGGATAATTGACACGATAATCTTTCAGCTCGATGCCAAAGGTCTGTTTATAGAAACTCATGACCAATCCCCAGCAATCCCAGAACCCTAAGACAAAGGGACGCTCGATAAGGGGAAGTTCACAACGCGGATAAATGGTCTTCACATCCCCTTCTGGCACACTGACGATGACCCACGGCACACCGCTGTCATCGCACATCGCACGATCAAGATGACTGGGTTGTGTCGTCGCATCGGGATGACTATGCACAATCGCAGTAATCACGCCCTCTTCTTCTGCGGCGGCAAATCTTTCGGATTCAGAATAAATTGTTCTTTGGGATCATCAGAGAGATTTCGACAGGGGAAATAATATTCATCCTCATTCCTGAAGATGATGACTCCGCAACATTCAGCCGGATAAACCGCGTTGGCATGGTCAAAAATCGACGAAAGGACCGCATCTTTCATAATAATGACCAAAAAAACCCGCTTTCGCGGGTCTGGAATTAAAGTGAAGCTTCCATGATAAAGTTCACCACCAGATCATCAAACCGTTCAGGCTCTTCGATAAACGGCATGTGACCGCTGTTCTCAAACAGAACAAACACAGAATGTGGAATCTGACTGGCGATAAACTTTCCGGCTAACGGTGAACAGACCCAATCGAAAGCGCCTGAAATCACCAGCGTCGGAGCGATAATGTTATGAATCCGATCGCTGATGTCGTAGAACGGAAGAATATTCGCGACAAAATGATCCATCACACGGGTTGTCGGTTTGGTATATTGCATTGTTGGGCCAAACATATCTTCATGACCTGGCGCGAGATAGAATGGCCCCACTTTGCGAAGAAACTCCCGATGTTTTGCAACGCGACCTTTATCCGTGATCTCTTCGAGTGTTGCAGGTGTAAAAAGGCTTGCAGCAATCGCGAGGATTTCAGGCGGCGCACGATCTTTTAACATCGGCATCTTTTGCTGAATGCGCTCTTCTTCCGTAAACTTCTTGCCTGAGCTGGTATCACACAACACCAGACCACGAACGATTTCAGGATGACGGAGCGCGACCAGCTGAGCGACAAACCCACCCGCTGAATGTCCCAAAAAGAACGCTTTTCGAATACCCAGATAATCACAAAGTGCCTTAGCGTCATCAGCACATTGTTCAAGCGTAATAGAATCATAGGGAACGCCTTCAGAACGCCCCTGACCCCGCATATCCCAGTAAATCAGATTGAACTCAATCGACATTGGGTCCATTCCGGTTCTGAGATAACCATGATCGAAACCGAGACCGCCATGAATAATGACAACGGTCGGTTTCTCATGCAAATGAGAGGTTAGAGAATTCAGCTGTTCCCCGACGACATCGAAGAAAATCTGTGTGTCGTTAATTTGTGCAAACATTAATCACCTTTTTTGGCTGTGATTCAACAAACTCTTTCACCGTATCAAAGAAGGTGATGGGTTTTTCAGCAAAGGTTAAATGTCCCGATTCTGCAAACTCACGATAAACTGAACCCGAAATTTTACTGTGAGTCAGTCGTGCGCCGCTGGGTGGCGTTAACCAGTCATGAGAACCCGCAATAATCAACGTTGGCGCGGTGATGTTCTGAAGCTGATCCCGAAGGTCATAAGTCGGATAGGTTTCAGTGACAAAATGATCCAGCATCGCAACGTTCATACCACTATAACTGAATACTTTTTCATAAAGCCCCATATATTGCGGGGCGAAGAAATAAGGACCGACTTCTTTTAACATTTCATCAACAAGGATTTCGTCAGGGTTTCTTCCGAAATCACACCTGGTGCATAAACACGAAGACACAGTTTAACCACCTCTTCCGGCGCACGATCGGAAAGCTGCGGGTTCGGTGCAACCTGATCATGAACTTTGGTGTATGCGGGTGAGGTGTTAATCAGGATCAGCCCTTTCAGTCGGTCAGGATGACGAAGCGCGAAGTGCTGAGCGACGAAACCACCCGCACAATGACCCACGATAAAGACTTTTGTCAGCCCCAGATAATCCAGCATGGCCGCGACATCATCCGCCATTGATTCAAACGTAATCGCTGATACGTCAGTATTTGCCGATCGGCCTGAGCCAGGCAAATCAATGAAACCAGCTGACCTAACAGCGCCATCGGATCAAGACTCACCCGAAGATAACCATGATCGAAGCCTGACGCACAATGAAGGATAACGAAGGTTGGTTTTGGCTTCAGTTCTGAAGTCAAAGAATTCAAGCCTTCACCGAGTACATCAAAGAAAATCTCTTTACCGTTAACATTTGCAAACATAGAAACCTCGTTTTAATTAAAGTGACAGAGGTATTTTCACATCCGTGTGAGGCAAGTGGGACAACACCACATCATGAATGGTTAGTGATAAAGGTCTTCACTAAATCTTTAAATTTCTGATGTTCTTCAATGAACAGGAAATGACCTGATCCATCAAATTCAACATATTCACAATTCTCTAACTTTTTGGACAACATATAAGATCCGACAGCCGGTGTCGCCCAGTCATGAACACCTGCCATTAACAGAACAGGATTCTTGACGAGTTCCACTTTCCCCAGTGAATTAAAGAAAGGGGTAATGCTGCGAAAGTGGTTCACCAGATCAAGACGGTGAATCACAAATTTGAAAATGTCCTGATACTGATCCATTTTCGAGGGGGCCATGTAATACGGTCCCACGCGATTGAAATAGGCTTGATAATCCTCTTCGCTGATAGGCGTCGGGCTGAAGAAAAAGTGATGGGCAATATCCAGAAGATCGCCCTGAGCGCGGTCCTTGAGGAAGGGAGTCGGATAACCCTCTTCCTCTTTACCCGGAAGAACCGTCATCCCCATTGAGCTTGAAACCAGAATTAGCCCTTTCACTTTTGTCGGATAGCGCATCGCCAGTTTTTGCGCGACAAAACTTCCTGAGGAATGACCAAAGATAAACGCGTTATCAATGCCTATCACACCCATCAGTTCCGCGATATCATCGGCCATTTTTTCAAAGGTAATGCTGGAAACCTTCGACGGGAACGATCGACCCTGTCCGCGTAAATCGACATAAACAAGCTGATAATCGGCGGAAAGGTCATCCAGACCCTGACGAAGATAAGCATGGTCAAAACCATAGCCGCCATTAAGAAGAATCAACACCGGTTTATCTTTCAGAGGAAAATCAGTGGCGTCGAGACCCGCACCGACAACATCGAAAAATAACGTGGTATCTGTCAGCTTCGCAAACATAACTACCTCAGTAATTAACCAGAGTTGATAATAAGAAAGAGAAAGGAAGAAACAACACAATCTGAGCGATTATGTTCGCAAAAGTGAGGTTCCTGGGAATCCTCCGAATGAAAGCGGGTTATCCTGACCGAAGCGCAATTTACATCCGGTTATTGATCCAGAACAGACATCCTGACTTGGGTCGTCGACGGGATTGTTAAATTTATCAAAGTAGTTGGTCCCGGCATAATCACACCCGTCGCCTGAACGGTATTTCCCCCGCATACACCAGGTGCAAACCGAATGAAGTTGACGTGTCGGAATTTGTAACCCCTGAAGATCCATCGGACTTGACAGGGCAAATTCAACTTGAAGTTTGGTTTCACTCGATTTGCTGTCGATGTAGAAAACACGAAGCTTTTCCTGTGTCGGATCGGCGTTATCATTCCCGTCTGTAAAGTTCGCGGCGTCAAGATATTGCGCCAGAGTGTCATGAATTGACACTTTGGCCTGAAGCATGTCCTGGAACTGCAAACACAAGGCGGTAATGGATCCGTTCAGGTTTGCCACTGTTAAACGGGGGTTAGGTGCGCTGCCGGTTGTCGAGATTTCCAGACCTTCAATTTTACATGGCCATGCGGAATACTCTTCACCTTGCCAAAAAATGGATTTTGCAGGTAACTGGGTTTCATCACCGTTGGCCGCGAGAATTTCCGCTTCAGTATGCGGGATGTTATGCGAATGAAACCGCAAGACTTCATCCACACCAAACGCCGAACCATCAACTTCATAAAGCCGGATTTCGCTTCCCGGCTCCAGTTTCTGATAATCACTGTTTAAACTCATGGGGCAAATGCCTGTGTGAATGTCGCGGTCATTTCGAAGAGTCCCGCGCCGAGCGCGGTCGGGTTATAAGAGGAACACCGGTATAACCCTAAAGATTCAGAAGGTGGTTCCCAGGCGAACGCCTTATAACCCTGATGATCGTCAAGAAATGTTTTGATTTCTTCAATAAAGTCTTCTGTTCCGGTAAAGGTGAGATTCCAGTTCTGACTTCGGTTGTTAATCCCGTTTCCGGCAACTTGTGTATAGCCATCACCAAACTGAACGGAACGCACATTGAATGTCATATCGCCTGATGCGTTGATCCGCGCACACCAGGTAAAGGTTTCTAATGCCATGATTCATCCTTTAACGCCGTCCACGAACCACACGACCAATATCGCCATCGTCACGTAAATCACGGGCAAGATTTCGTTTATAACGTTCATCCACAAACCGACCGATCTCATTGCCGAACTGACGCCAGTCCGCGCTGTTGGTGGTGGTCTGTGAACCGCTGTCAGAAATCGTGATATTGACCTGAACCCCACCCGAAGGAACCTGTGAACCTGAATTCAGTCCACTGGCTTTTACCCCTAAGGAACCATCGGCGGCACGTTGAAGAGGAATAATGGCTTCAGGTCCGTCTTCACCCATCAATCCGGCTCCACTGGCGAACCGGAAAAGCGTCGGTGAGCTGACAATAGAATTACTGAAGGCGCTCAGACCATGACCATAAATTCCGCCTTTCGCGTTAGCGGTTGTACTGCCGCCGAAAAAGCTGGAGATACCTGATCCAATCGTTCCGAGTAAACCGGATGCCCCGCTGAACAGATTGGATGCGGCGGCCTGGACCGCGACTTTTTCAATCATTTGAAGAACCGACACACTCCACTGACGCCAGCTGACCGTGTTTCCTTCCAGTGCGGAGTTCACGTTATCAAGCGCCGAACTCATGGCCGTACTGACATCATTTTCAACGGTCGATGAAATGTCGCTGGTTTGATCCACCCAGTTCTGAAATCCGGTTGTGGCACCGATCAACCAATCGCCCTGAAGGGTGTCCAGTTTTTTATAATAATCCTGTTGATCGCTGATGCGTGTCTGAAGGGCTTTCTGAAGTTCAGCGGTTTCACGGTTATACACATCAGCGTCAATATCACCGCGTGTTCGCTGATTATCCAAATCTTGTTGTTGCTGAAGATAATCCTGACGAATATTGATGATGTCCTGAAGCCGTTGCTTTTCCTGATCTCCCAGACCGAACCCGGTAGTGTTAATATTATTTGTTGCGTTGGCGTTGGCGTTCTGGTTCTGAAGATTGGTAATAAATTGCTGAACAGTCAGATTGTCCTGATTCGCCTTCTTCACGGCATTTAGCCGATCAACCTCCGTCGCCAAATCACGCAAACGGGTTTTTTGCGCATCGTTCAGCGTTTTGAGATTCCCGCTCTGAAGAGTGAAGTTCAGCTTCTGAAGTTCGGTAACTTGCTGGCCGCGCTGAGCGCTGGTGTTAATCGTGGCAATCATCCGCTGATATTGCAGGGTTGCCGATTGGTAAGCGCTGGCGAGTTGTTTCGCTGCCTGGTTTGCCTGATTCGTCTGGCCGGGGTCGAGTCCAAAACTTTTTGGACCGACTGTCGCCGACTGAGTAGGCAAACTGATATTGCTCAGTTTCAGACTGTTGACGCCTGAATTTTGCTGAGCATTATAGGCGGCATAGCCTCCCGCTTTAAATCTGTCGCCGACCTGCGTCAATAACGCGGTAAATTGCGCAACGCGGGACGCAATGATCCCAAAATCCGCCACCAGCGACGCGACACCCCCCACCAGCGTTGTTAAACCCTGAAGAACGGTCGGATCCGTAAAGGTTTTGCGAATCTGATCCAGACCACGCTGAAGCGGTGATAAATCTACCTGAGCGAGACCCGTCGCGATTTGGGTCTTCAGTCCGTCAACCTGCGCGTCGAGATCGCGAAAGAAGTTCGAAACCTTCACTAAACCCTGAATTTGATCATCACTGGGAGCCAGACCGTAATCTTTTGCATCTTCCTTGAATTTATTCAGCTGCTTATTATTATCCTGGAGTAACGGAAGCAACCGCGAACCATCATTGACCAGGCTTTCAAGGATGTTGGTCTTGCCTGCCGTCGAAATGTTGGATTTGTTGAGCGCATCCCCGATCTGCTCCAGAATTTTATCAGGGGATAACTTCTGGAGTTTAGCGGCGGATAATCCGAGGGTGTCGAGCGCCTGAGCGGCATCACCAGATTTATTCAGGACGGCATCACCAATTTTATCGTTGATGTCTTTGAAAATATCTGAAATCTGATCGCCTGCGATACCCGCCTGTTTTGCGGCATATTGCCATTGAAGAAGATTCTGGGTGGAAATTCCCAGTGATTTCGCCCAGCGATCGGTTTCTGTCACCTGATCGGCGGTGTTTTTGACTAAAGAAAGTGTTGCTGATCCGATTCCCGCCGCTGCGCTGCCTGCGGCAACTGCCACACCGGCCAACGCGGCTCCGACTTCTAACGCGGCGGCTTTCGTGTTCCTGCGCCAACGGTCTGTGGCGCGTTCTGACTGATTCATTCCACTGATGAAGCCGCCGACTTTGGCGATCAAATCAATGGTGAGCGTACCGAGTGATCGCGCTGCCATACTTTCCCCATAAAAAACCCGCCGAAGCGGGTTTATTTTTACAAGTTGGAACGTATGCACATTTTTAATTCTTTGACATATTCATCCCACATGTATTCGGGCATTGCGGAATAAAGTTCTGATATTTCATCATAATTGTCATCAAATAATTCATGTGCGCTTTTATTTGGGGCTTTGTGAATAAAAGAAAGTGCCTGAATTAAAATGGCTTCATAATTGAGTTCAGGTTCATTCCGTTTCCAGTTGATGATGAACGGTCTTCCCTCCCTCAGTATCTGAGCGCGTTGGATGTGGTCATATCGCTGATAAGAACGATGATTGATCAGATAGGCTCCGAAGAACGCGGAAAAGAAGGCAATCACCAGAATAAAATAAGAACCATGTAAATGAGCAAAATAGGGATTATGTTTTAAAAGATGACGAAACGTGAAGAGTGTGACAAAAACAGCCAATAAACAATATTACATAACCTGAGAATCTATGTCGTTTCATTGTGACCTCTTTATTATAAAGTTAACGCAAGGTCATTTTAATAAAGAGAGAACATTAGGCTTATCAAAGGAAGCGATATCCGCGATCGTCAGTGCCATGTGTTCATGGCATCTTCGAGGGAAATCGGACTTTCTTCTTCATCGTTTGTTGTTGTGAAGTGTTCGGTGAAGTCTGTCGGTTTGAAAGGTGCGGTTTTCGAATCACGATGGGTATTGGCGAAGACGCTTGAAATGACCCCACTCGCCCATTCGGTCCGAAGACCGGCATTCAGAGAACCGTATTTGTTTCGGTATTTGGCCCAAATTTTGAATTCGGGAAGAGAAAGTGTTTCTTTGGCTTCGGCAATCGAATGACCCCCGATCCCGTTCATCACTAGCTCACACCAGAATTCGTCTTCTTCGGTGAGCTGGTAGCCTTCCCCAGATCGTTGACCTCCTGAATCGCCAGCAATAAGGCAATAGTTAACTGACCGTCGAGCGGACCGCGTTCAGGATCGGCTTCGCCCGTAATATCGGGGACCGTTAAGATCGGCTTGCCATCTTCATCACAGATGGAAGCGGCGATCCGCCCTGCGATGCCGTCTATCTTCCCGCTAATGGCCATAATATCGGAAGTCGCGGTTTGATAGCCCATCGGACGGATAAAGACCGTCGCTTTAAAGGTATCTTCCCCTTGCTGCCATTCAATCTCACGTTCAACAGGCCGACCCGTGAACGCGCCCATGCTCTTGAGTGTGTCAATCGTCAGCTTCATTTGGATCCTAAAAAAATCCCGCCTAAGCGGGATTCTGTGTTTATCAGTTGATTAAGATGAATATGTTGTGGTGGTTTCATCTTCAAGATTGAATCTGAATTGTCGCGAACCGCTCTGGAAAAAATCCACCTCGATAATCGCCGTGTGATGTTTCCGCGCCTCACGAAGAAAACGCTGGCCATCAATCATGTAAAGAACGTTGTTCGGATTTGTCAGAGACATAGACAACCGAAACCGCTCGACCTTACCGCCATCAAAACTCACCGTCGCAAAACAACCATCATAACCACATTCAAACTGACCGTTATTTATGGTTAAGAAAACGCCTTTAACAGGAACGTGACCCGCTTTAAGACGCGCTTTAACCGGAAAACTCAAAGTTTCAATGGAAAGACGGGTGTCACGATCGTAAGGAAACGCGAAACGATGCGCGTTTTCAGAGGTGTTCGCACCATATTCATGATAAACATGACGAAGTTCATCATGCTCATAGTGATAACCCCAATTCCGTGAAGGGATCACTTTCTTTGAAACCTGAGCCACAGGCAATGAAGAAGGTAATTTTTCAACTTTGCTCAGGGTAGAAGTCACGACGCTTTCCTTCACTGGCTGCGCTTCGACAGGATTCGCCTCGACATACCATTGAAAACCGATCACCGCTGCCGCCACAATCATCGCACCCTTCCAACGCAAACCTTTCATAAATCATCCTCTTAAAATCATTAAGAGGATGATACATTGTAGACACAAGGAAAATGTGTCAACTTGTGCTATGAGCCTGCTTCGGCAACTTTGGGAACCCAGACACCCGCGCCAGATCGCTGAATGGTTCCGGTAGACTGAACAACGGTGTTCGCCTGGAAGTCAAAAGGAAAATCAGACACATACCCTTTAAACACATACCAGGTCCGATCTGATGGCAGGATCAGACCATCAACGGCATCATCTGAGCTGGCATCATCGACCGTTGGGGCGCTGTCACCATCACTCCAGCCAATCGCAAACGTCAAATCAGACTGATCCGCCGTTTCAGCCAGGTTACTCAACATGAGGTGACTTGCATTATTGGGATCGGCATTGAGGGTTAACGATGCCTGAGCGGGTGTCCGAAGACCTTTCTTATAGGTTCGGGTGCTCTTTTCGCTTAAACAGGTATCTTCGATCTGATCGGCGGGTGAAGAGCCTGGGTTAAATGCGGTAATACATTCGATTTCGCCCACTGTATCACTGTTATAAACCCAGAGTTGTGTTCCTTGCGTTAAAACAGACATAGTTTCTCCAGACGAAAAAAACCGCTTTGCGGCGGTCGGTTTCAGAAAGGTTATCGAAGAACCATCCAGTCGACATCGAAGGAATAGCGATAACTCTTCGTGTCGTCATCCTGAACGTGAACACCCCAACGGGTGATGTAAGAAAAGGGTTCGATCGCATCGCGTATCGCCAGCGCTACCGCCCTGACTTCTGTTGCGGATTTTGAGTAAACGTCGATCTGAAGTGAAAACGTGTCGACATCCGGCAACGTGCCTAAAAACATCTGTGGGCTTCCCGCATAGTTCTGAAATGTCCCATACGGATAAGTCGCTTTTTCGGGTTTGTTGGCGAAATCATAAAAGCGAAGGATGGTCGGACCCAGCAATTTCATCACGTCAGGGCTTGCCGCAAGAACGGCAAAAATCGGCGCGTTCATCATGTTGGCTCACTCCTTTTCCTGGCGCGTTTAATGGCCCGATCCAGCGATTTTTCATATTCACTGGTGAAGGTATGCAACACATCATTCAAACTGGCATCCATCGCAGGACGCATAATCGGCCTTGCCGCCATTTTTTCTGTACCGAATTCCAGTAATCGCCAGTGCGGCGTGGGCGCATTTAACCCCAAATCAGGATGGTCCTGAAGAACGGCACCATGAAGAACCCCAATGCGAAAACCCAGATCGCCGGTTTGTTTAAACAATCGGCCATTCCAGCGAAGGGCAATGTTATCTTCAATGCTGCGTTCAGTGTGTGGGTCATCGACCCGTGCGGCGATTTGCTGAGCACGGTTAACAATGATGTTCCCTGCTTTCCGAAGCGCGGCACGTCCGCCACGTCTTCGAACATCATCTTTAACTTCAAATAATTTCCCTAACAGGGAATCCACACCGATTATTGAAAAATCCACGCCATCAGCCATCGTTAACACCCTCTGTGCAAGGAAGCGTCAGATAATCCAGCCCTGACCACATATCAGGCAAGATAGCCGCGATGTTATAGATTTTGTTTCTGAAGAGGATCCGCCAGTCGCTTGTGACATCTTCACGATAACGTATCGTTATACGTGCGCGAATCTCTGACTGAATCGCATTGGCCGCGATGAACTCACGACCCGATAACGGGGCAACTTCAGCCCATACAGACGCCTGGGTTGTCCAGACTTCGGTGATATCGCCTGTGACCGGATCCTGAACGTCTTCATGAGACTGAAGATTAATCCAGTGCTTTAAGATTCCCGCACGCATAATTTACCCTCTGGGCTTCCCGCTCAGATAGGTCTGGGCGGGATTGTCTAATTCATCCTGAATAAAGGTTTCATAGATGATTGACACAAGGCTTTCATTGGATTCCGCCAGACGGGTTATTGCCGCCGTCTGAGCGCTGATCGCCTCGATCAGTTTTTCTTCCGAATGTTCGTTCATAGGCTAATCGGGCCATTTTTTTGAGCCATGCACGACGCGCGGCACATCCTGAACAGGCCATGATCGCTCCTTCAGATAATCGTGGGTTGTCGAAGGGAATAAATCAGACTGGTAACGGTGAAAGGAAGATAACCCTGTTGATAGGTAGTTTCTTCTTCTCCGTTCCTCACCCGGTCCCAGATGCCCACGAGCAATAAGGTGGCCATCTTGACCCGATCAAGTTCGTTCGTTCCTTCTATCACTCCCCCATCATCATCAACGACGACATCGCGCGAACTCTGGATGTAATCCAGAATGGCCGCACTGGCCGAATAGATTTTTTGTTGAAGGTCATCATCCCCTTCCGTGGTATCTATTCGAAGATGGGCTTTGGCTTCATCGAGGGTCACGAAAGCAATCATTCCCGACTCCTTGCATCACGACCGCGTTTCACTGCCAGCTTCCAGCCTGTTGATCCGGCCTCATTAGGTCGATCGGAAGTCTCTTCATGGCAATGCCACACTGAACCCGCAAACGTTACACAGTCGCCAGGATAATATTTGCGACCTGGCTGATAGACATCACGGTAAATCATCACGGGAATATCAAAAGATCGCTCTTCAGTTTCACCGTTAGACTTACTCAACTTGACCGTAAAGTGACGCTCATCAGACACATTCACATCAATGTCATTCAGCCCATTCACCACACATTCAAATCCGCTCAATCCGGCGGTGTTCTGATAAGCTCGCCATAAACCGCCGTTATGGATGGCATAGGTTCCGCGTGGATAACGTTTATTCGGATCGATTTCAGGAATCACTTCGATCTGAAGGCCGTCTTTTCCGTCTTTTCCGTTATCGGGTTGGGTAACTTGATATCGGCGACGGCTTTTGTCACGGCTTCAGAAATCATTTTTTCGAAATCCGGTAGCGTGACAGGCTCAGGATCAGGGAACTGAATTCCGGCAACCGCTCCCGCCACCAACGCCGCGATGTCAGGTAAGGGTTCGGGTTCTTTGGGTTCGGGAAGTGTTATTTCGGCGAGGGCATTTTTGATCATAAGATTGAAATCCGGTAAAGGTTCCGGTTCAGGCATCGGATATTCTGACACCGCACGTTCAAGCAACATCGCAATGTCAGGAAGCGGTTCAGGTTCCTTCGGCTGCGGGATTTCAATCGCTGAAACGGCATCGTTCACCATTTTTTCAAGATCGGGAAGCGGTTCAGGCTCAGGAATGACCAAATTCGCCATCGCATCATTCAGACCATCCTGAATCATTTTCTGAATATCAGGTAAAGGTTCAGGTTGCGGTAAGGTCAGCTGATTCACGGCTTCCTGAATCATGCCCTGAATATCAGGAAGCGCTTCAGGTTTCGGAACCTCAATCTGATCGACCGCCTTCATCACGGCTGTCGTCACCATGCCGTCAATATCTGGCAACGGTTCCGGTTCAATGGCCTGAGGCACCGGGATCAGATTGATTTGGTCAGAAATCATCTTAACCAAATCCGGTAACGGTTCAGGTTCAGGGATATGAATCTGGTTAACGGCTTCTTTTACCGCATCAGTGATGATGGATGCCACGTCAGGGAGAGGTTCAGGCTCAGGGATCGGAATATCAGAAACCGCTTTCTGAATCATCGCTTCAATATCAGGAAGCGGTTCAGGTTCCGGTAACTGTTTTATCACCGTGTCCACCAGCTGCTTCACATCGACTTCAGGAATAACAATCGCATCCACTGCCGTTTTCACCATTGCCTGGATATCGGGTAACGGTTCCGGTTTGGGAATGAAATGTTATCAACTGCGGCTTTTATGATCGCCTGAAAATCCGGTAAAGGTTGCGGTTTCGGGAATTCAATCTTTCCAAATGCCTCTTTCACGATCCCGTAAACATCAGGGATCGGTTCAGGTTCCGGTAATTCAATGCGCGATACCACCTCCTGAACCATCTTTACGATATCAGGGAGCGGTTCGGGCTGAGGAATGGGAATGGATGACACCGCATCAATAACCATTGCTTTAATATCAGGTAACGGTTCCGGTTCGGGTAATTCAATTCGCGATACCGCGTCATGAACCATCTTTCCAATATCGGGTAAGGGTTCAGATTGAGGAACAGGAAGTGAAGACACGGCCTCCATGACCATTCCCTTAATATCAGGGAGCGGTTCAGGTTGGGGGATCACCAGCTGGCTGACCACTTCATTAATGATAGCGTCGATGTCAGGAGGAATGACCGGTTCAGGTTTCGGCAATTCAATTGCATCAACCGCTTCTTTCACCATAACGCGAAGATCTTCAACAGTCGGTTCACCTTCTTTCGCCATCAGAACCGCTTTCAGAACAATATCATCGATATTTGGCAAAGGCTGAGGTTCAGGGAAAGTGATCTGATTAACAGCTTCCTTAACCATTTGACCAATATCAGGCAAAACAGGCGCGTCAGGGATTTCGATTTGGGCATAAACCATCGACGCGATCGCCGCTTCATCAATAGATGACTTTTCGAGATCGGCGATTCGGTCTTTCAGGGTTTCCACGTCGAATTGGTCATTAATGCATTTTTCGAAAAAACGGGTCTGTTTATCGTCCGCTTCACGCAAAATATCCAATTCAGCCGCAATCAGATTTTCTTTTTCTGATAATTTATTTTCAAATTCTTTTTCCAATCAGTTCAATGACCTCATTCACCTTCGTATCAAAGGACTGTCTGATCAGTTCGGCAAAGCCAGCTTCGCGTTCAGTTATCATGGAAAGCGCTCTTGTTGGCCCGTTTGAATTAAGGAGAAAGAGAAAATGACGGGCATCATCTTGTGAAGGAGGTTGAGTCGGATCGTTGGCGGCTTCTGCCGGAACGGTGTCATCATCATCTGAAGCAGGAGAAGAAGAACCCGTTGAGAATGGGTTATCTTGTGCATCACGTTTCGCCAACGCTTCGAGCGAAAAGTTCTGTTGCTGGAGATAAGGCGTATCGCCACCTTCAACAGGTTGCATGTTCTCTTTAATTCGCGCTTCATTGGGCGCAAGGAATCCGGCTCCGATGCCGTCACCGTAAGATTTGTAACGTGCTGCTGTGTCCATGCGAAGAAGACGACTGTGATCGAACTCAACACAGGTCTGAGCATCAAGATCGAAGGTGTCCGCAATTAACCCTTCAATCGCGGTCATGTGTACCTGAAGACACTGTGAGTAATACGCTTGTTCAAGCGCTTCAATATTGTTATAGGACGGCGTTTGTCCTGTGTCGATTTTATAAAGCGGCACACGGAAGGTTGAGGCAACGAGCTGATTTGACATATTCAGCTGTTCAACGAGCTGGGCATCTGTCGCGGTCTGCGCCACGGCAACAAAAGACGCACCGTCAGCGAGTAAGGCCGTTTTCCCTGCATTCTCACCCGTATAACCGTGTTCCAGTTATCGCGGATTTCAGCGGCTTTATCTTTATCAACGGAACCCGGCACGGTGATGATACCGCCAGGTTTCCCGCCATTTTTAAACGTGTGCGCTGAATTGCGAAGCATGGCTTCGCCCCCGACCGCCGCCAGGCCTGACGCATAGATCGGCGACAGTCCGCACAAAGGATGAAAGAACGTATTAAACCGGTCGTGAATCAGCTCACGCGCGGGAACATACAGCCCACCGGGTAAACCATTCAGTTCATCGGTGAGAATAGAATAGAAAATATCCCCGTCATCGGAGATATAGGGGATCACACGACGCGGATCCAGAACACGCAACTGGCGAACGCGGTCAGCTTCATCACGAAGCTTCAGGATATAGGCGTTACCGTGAGCGAGTTTTGAAATCATCCACAGTTCAAAGAACTGCATCGGTGTTTGATAGAAATTTGGTTTTTCAAGAAGCGGCGTTAAAACGGGATTATTCACCCTTACCCAAACGCCATTCGATTGACGGCGTTTGACGGCCATCGGCATTTTTGCGATATCAGATGAAATTAAAGAAATACAACTGAAGATGGCCGGATAAGCTAAAACGCTGTCTAATCTGACCTCGATGTTCCGTTGCCATGCCCCAGCGAACGGTTCAAGAACCCGGCTCCACGCGCCAGTATGGATCGAGTGAAGCGCTTTATTTTCCTCTTTGGGTTTTCGCCGAAGGAAGTTGAACATCGAATAACCCCTTTACGATTAACGCGGCTTTTTGAGTCGTCGTTTAATTTTCTTTTCAACGGTGGGAATAATTTCAACAAACCCGGCCATCTGTAGGATCAGGGCATGATCGCCACGGATGAATTTCGTTTCACCCGCGAAACTGTCGTGTGTGTGCTTGATATACCGGACCTGAATCATAATGATTAAGGCGGGGGATTCCCCCGCCTTCTCCTTAGCTACCCGCTGTCACGCCATAATCAACACCGGTCACAACAGACACCGCCG